GTTTGGCTGCCACCTTGAAAAAGAAGGCGAGGGTAGATTTTTAAAACTAAAAGAAACGCACCCTAAACTATATGACTATCTTTTTAGGGTTACCGATAAAGGCGGACTAGGGTATAAAGAAGTTATAGATTGGCTAAATGAACATGGAAATTTGAATATTGAGTATTAAAGAGAGGTAAAAAGATGACCACTAAAGAAAAGGCAACTAAAATGCGTGCTATGACAGATGAGGAGCTTGTGGCTTATGTTGAGAATCGAGTCAAGAAGGCACACAGCGAGGGATTTAATAAAAGCAGAAAAAGAGAATTCGTAACGCAAAACAGTGTTAATAATGTCCATGATGCTATATCAGAGCTGAGAGACTATGTAAATGATACCCTACATCCCAATGTCGAATATTGTTATTATTGTGACATTATTGATTTAGTTGATTATATTGATGATTTAGTTGAAAAGATATAAGTGAGGTGAAAGATGGGAATAGGTAACGGATGGAACACATACAGCGACAGCACTCTGATGAAGCAATCTAAGAGAGAACTCATAGATATAATAAGGCTTCTGGAAAAGAATTGCAAGGTTTATCTTAACAACCTTAATACCTATAGCAGTATAGTGAAGGAGCTAACCGAGGTAAAAGAAAACTTAATTGAATTTGAGGAGGAATAACATGTTAGCAAAAAAGTGTGATAAATGTGGGAAACTGTACGAACTTTATGAGGGAATAGATGGCTATGGGAACTTATCTGATGCTAATTCGGTTGCATTTGTATTGGCTAACGATGAAGGGGAATACGTTTGTAATGATGCCTATGACCTATGCCCTGAATGTTTAGTCAAAGTACAGGCTTTTATTGAAGGTAAGGAGGTAACTAAGTATGAATAAAGCAATTTTAATGGGAAGACTTACAAGAGACCCTGAGGTAAGATACTCACAGACTGACAGCAACATGGCAATAGCTAAGTTTTCCCTTGCAGTTGACAGAAGGTATAAAAAGCAGGGAGATGAAACCACCGCGGACTTCTTTAACTGTACCGCTTTTGGCAAGCAGGGCGAATTTGTAGAGAAGTATCTGAAGAAGGGTACAAAGATAGTAGTTACCGGTCGCATTCAGAATGATAACTACACCAATAAAGAAGGTCAGAAGGTCTACAGTGTACAGATTATGGTGGAAGAAATAGAGTTCGCTGAAAGCAAGGCAAGCTCACAGAGTAATGCAGGAAGTGACGGAGGCGCACAGCCACAAATGGGCGCACCTGATGCCGATGGGTTTATGAATATACCTGATGGCATAGATAGCTCGCTACCATTTAATTAAAGACTATTAGGCAGGCTCGTTTAAAGTTTGAACTTAAAAATGGTAAAACAAGATTAAACAAGAATTTAAACAAGCCTGTATAAAAGGGGTAAAACAATTATGATAAGAAGTTCGGAGATATTAAACCCTGAGGCTCTTATATGTGCCATTGTAAAATGTGCAGTTGCAGACTATAAGGCAGAACTGCAAAAGCGAAAAAGATTTACAGGGCAGATAGAATATGCAGATAGTTCAGTAGAAGGATTTTTCAAATCGGAGTATTTTGACTTTTTAGTATCAAAAACAGAACTAAAAGAAGTTAGGGGCGAAGATATAATTGAAGCACTAAAAAAGAAGGAGGCAAGAAGAAAGGCTAAGAAAAGAAGTTATTAGTAAATACAAGGAGGTGATGCCAATGTGGGCTAAAAAGTATTTAATGGAGATACAAAGATTAGATGAGCAGATGAACGAAAAGTTAGAAGAGCTCTCTGACCTTGAAACTACATGTGGGAAAAAAGGGTTTAGTTTGTCCGAAAAGGTGCAAACAAGCCCAAGGGCTGATGGGTTGGAAAATGGAGTTATTAAATGTTTAGAGCTAAGAGATAAAATGCTTACAGTAATTGCAGAAGCCAAGAAAAGAAAAAGCCTGATTATAAGTCAAATACAGGAGTTAAAAGATATCCGACTTGTAAAGGTCTTATACCTACGGTATGTTAAATATATGAGCTTTGAAAGTATGGCTATAGAGCTAAAATACAGTTATGATCATGTGACAAGATTGCATGCAAAAGCCTTAAAAGATTTTGAAAGATGCCATACAATGTCGGTTAGCAATGTGATATAATGGTATCATTGAAATAACATCAAGAGCCGAGTTTCCTCCTTCTCGGTTCTTTTTGTTTTAAATCTCAACAACAGGCATTAGCTGGAAAGGAGAGTAAATGCTGAACGAAAAACAAAAAAGATTTGTAAGCGAATATATTATCGACTTGAACGCTAAGCAGGCGGCAATCCGTGCAGGATACTCTCCTAAAACGGCAGAAGTGCAGGCATCAAGATTATTAAGCTTAGTTAAGGTTCAAACGGAAATTGCCAAAGCTATGGAGGACAGGGGAAAGCGGACAGGCATTACACAAGATAGGGTACTGGCGGAGCTTTCAGCCATAGCATTTGCAAAGGCTACCGACTATGTAGAGGTAGACGATGATGGAAGTGTAAAGATTAAGCCTACAGCAGAGCTAACAGATGAGCAGAAGAAGGCTATAGCCTCTATAAAGGAAGGGGCAAACGGTATAGAGGTTAAGCTCGTGGACAAGACTAAGGCTCTTGAAATGCTGTCAAGGCATTTAGGATTATTCAGAGATAAGCTTGAAGTAAATATTGAAAGCTCTGAAAAGCTCGACGACATAATGTCACAACTGGGTGGTGATGGGCTTGAGGAATAACAAGTTTCCTCTGTCGCAAAAGTACATTGATTTTATCAACAGTACCAATGTGTCAGCTGACTTTCTTGAGGGCACAACAGCAAGCGGTAAAACGACAGTTGGCGCAGGTGTGAAGTTTATGCGTATGGTAAGCAAGTGCAGTAAGAAACTTCACATTATAGCCTCTAAAACAACAGGTACGGCAGAAAAGAACATAATACAGCAGGATAATGGCATTTTAGATTTACACAGGGGGGCTTCTTACTACGGCAATGGTGATAAAGACTACAAAATTCCTCACATTAAGTTTGAGAATAAAATAATATTTGTACTAGGCTATGACAACCGGGATAAGTGGGAACTTGTACTTGGCTCACAGTTTGGTTGCGTATATATAGATGAGATAAATACAGCGCATATTGACTTTGTACGTGAGATTTCAACGAGAAATGATTATCTGATGGCAACTCTTAACCCCGATGATCCTAGTCTTCCTGTTTATAAGGAATTTGTAAACCGTTCAAGGCCTTACAAAAAGTATGAAAATATTATTCCCAATGAAATACGGGAGGAGTTAAAAGAAAAACCGGTACAGGGTTGGAAGTACTGGTTTTTTACTTTTGAAGATAATCTCAGCTTAAGCATCGAGGATATAGAGAAAAAGAAACAGAGTGCACCAACTGGTACTAAGCTTTACAAGAATAAAATACTCGGTTTGCGTGGACGTGCTACAGGGCTTGTATTTTCAAATTTTGACAGATGTAGGCACATTATACCACTAAGCAGAATTAAACAGGAATTTAAGGCAGGAAGGCTAAAATTCAGGCAGTTTAGCATTGGTATAGATACCGCATATTCACAGAAGTCATCGGACACAATTGCAATGCTGTTCTTAGGGATAAGCACAGAGGGTGTTTTATACATTCTTGATGAGAGGGTATATAACAACAGGGATTTGGCGGTGCCAAGAGCACCGTCTGACACCATACAGAACATTATTGATTTTGCAGACAGAAACAAAGATGAATGGGGGCTTGCAAGGAATATATTCATAGACAGTGCAGACCAGGCTACTCTTATGGAGGCGAACAAGTATAAAAGATACAATCCTTGCCTATACAGCTTCTTTAATGCTTATAAAAAAACTAAGATAACTGATAGGATAACAATGCAGTTAGGGTGGTTTCAAACTGACTGCTACATTGTCGCCGACTGCTGCATAGAGCATATAAAAGAACTGGAGATTTACAGTTGGGATGAAAGTAAAGACAATACACCGGAAGATGGACATGATCACACCATAAATGCTTCACAGTATGGGTGGTTGCCTTTTATTAAACTCATAGGATATCAGGAGAAAAAAACAAATGAGGTGGATGGAGAAAGTGAAAAATAGTATAAGAAGCTGGCTGAATATAAACAAAGCAAGCCCTGCGGCAATAAACATAATGGAGAGCTTAGACTGGCAGGGTAATGCCATAAAAAATAGAATATGGTATCGTGGCGACTCTTCGGAATTATCGCAGCTATATATGCAGATAAATAACGGCATAGACCGCTATAAGTTTTGGGCAAGTAAAAGCAGCGCAGGAATGGAAATGCGTAAAATCCATACAGGCTTACCATCACTTATAATTGACATTTTAACATCTATAGTGCTGTCGGACTTTCAGGGGGTGCAGTTAGGAAGTAAGCAACATCAGGACTTATGGGATGAGATAAGCACCGATAACAAACTTGGTGAACTACTTGAGAAGGCTGTTAAGGAGACTATGATAGTTGGCGATGGAGCCTTCAAGATATCAATTGATACACGCTTAAGCAAATATCCGCTTTTAGAGTTTTATGCAGGTGATAACGTGGAGTTTGTACAAGATAAAGGACGTGTAAAAGAAATAGTTTTCCTAACACAGTATGAGCACGAAAATAGGAAATATATACTTCACGAGTATTATGGCAGGGGATATGTTAAGTATGAGCTTACCGAAGGCGACAAAGTAGTACAGATTGACAGGATACCCCAGACTTATGGACTAAAAGATGTAACTTATCAGGGCGAATATATAATGGCTGTGCCTATGTTGTATTCTAAAAGTTCAAGGTTTACGGGCAGAGGGCAGTCAATAATTGATAAAAAGGCAGATTGCTTTGATGCACTTGATGAAGCGTGGAGCCAGTGGATGGATGCCTTAAGATCGGGCAGAGCTAAAGAGTATATCCCAGAGTCATTTGTACCTAGAAACCCTAATACAGGGGAAACACTGAAGCCTAACCCGTTTGACAACAGATTTTTAGTACATTCAGATAATATGGCTGAGGGCGCAACACAGAAAGTAGAAGTAGACCAGCCTGCAATACCACATGAAAGCTATCAGGCTACCTACATAACCGCCCTTGATTTGTGTTTACAGGGACTTATTAGTCCTTCAACATTGGGTATTGATGTAAAAAAACTGGATAATGCCGAAGCACAGAGAGAAAAGGAAAAAGCCACTCTGTATACAAGAAATAAGATAGTAAATGTACTGGTTCAGATACTGCCAAAGCTTGCAGAAGCAGTATTAAAAACCTACTGGACAATGAACAGACTTCCCCTTGAAGATACTGAGATAACCGCTGAATTTGGCGAGTACGCAAATCCGAGCTTTGAAAGCCTTGTGGAGACTGTAGGCAAGGCTAAAGCGCAAGGAATAATGTCCGTAGAAGCTGCAATAGAAGAAATGTATGGAGTAACTAAAGATACTGAATGGAAGGCGGAAGAAGCAAGACGGATAAAAGAAGAAATGGGGGTTATGGAACTTGAAGAACCTTCACTTAATCTTGATGGCATTGGCTTATAACAGGCGGTAGCTTATGAGTAAAGATTATGATATTACATCCGCTATGGAAACAATTGAGAACGAACTGATATCCTCTATGATAAGGAACTTTGATTTACATAGAGCATCTGAAAAAGACCAGCTATTTAAGTGGAATATGTGGCAGGTGGAACAGCTCAAAGCATTAGATATTTATAAAAGGCGGAATGCTAAAAGGCTTAAGGCTGAATTTAAGGCAGAATTAGAAAAGATGCAAACTCAAGAGCGTGCGAAGCTTGAAGAGCTATCAGGTTTGAGCGCAGAGGATGCAAAGAATCGTCTAATTGAGAGCTTAAAGGACGAAGCAAAGACAAATGCAGCAAGCTATATCAATGAGATTATGGACGAAGCTAAGCTTAATGCACTGATTAAAGCTACAGTAAACGATATGGAAAAAGCGGAGATTGCAATTCTTCGCAGGTCTAACGATGCATACAGAAAGGCTATATTCAACGCTCAGGTGTATGCGAACACAGGAGCGGGGACATATAAAAAAGCTGTTGATATGGCTACCAAAGATATGCTCTCAGCAGGGTTAAAATGTGTGACTTATGCCAATGGTTCAATGCATACGCTTTCAGATTATGCGGAAATGGCTATAAGGACTGCTGCCAAAAGAGCCTATTTACAGGGTGCAGGAGAAAAAAGACAGGAATGGGGGATTGCCACCGTCATAGTAAATAAAAGAGGTGGCGCATGTCCTAGGTGTATGCCGTTTGTAGGTAAAGTTATGATTGATGATGTATGGAGCGGTGGAAATAAAAATGATGGGAAATATCCACTTATGTCAACCGCAATAAGTAAAGGGCTGTACCATCCAAATTGCCGGGATAGCCATACAACCTTTTTTGAGGGCATAAGCAAGGAAGAAAGTGGATACACTAAGGAAGAACTTGACCAGATTGGTGAAAACTATGCCAATGAACAGAAAGAGAAGTACATAAAAAGGCAGGTTGAAAAGTATGACAGGCTTTCAAAGAACTCACTTGATGAGGATAACAAGAAGAAATATAAGGCAAGGAAGGAAGAGTGGCAGAGTAGGCTTAAAAGTATAAGACGCTTGAATGATACAAAAAATGAAAACTTGACGGCTGTATCTTCTAAT